GTTAATTACTTAAACAACAAAGACATTCTTAAGGAGATTAACAAAAGTAAACTTACTTACTGTCAAATCTCAGATGAGAAGTATAGCAACTACGACATTATCGTTCGTGATATCAACGATATCAATGAAACTACTATTGCAGAAGCAAGAGTAAACAAGTCAAACAAACTGCAAAGTGAAGCGTATGCTGTAGCAATGTCTACACATGATAGAGCAGACTATAAAAACAAGCCTAAGCAAAAAGAGTTTGCAGTAGATCCAGAATCTTTTGATTTAGACGAATTAATCTTTCGTGTTATGAATATGGACCACATACCGTTGGAGCCAGGCAGGAAGAAAAATCCTAAAACTGAAGCAGACACAAAAGCAAAAGTAAACTTTCCTGCATTTAAACACTATGCATATCAAGGCGATAAGTTAGTTGAGGTTGTTCGTAGTCATTGGTTAGGCAGTATTAGTAATGGGTCGTTCAGTGTTGAACATGGAAGGATCACAAACAAACTAGGAACTATGTTTTTAAAACTTGTCGAAAGGTATTCACACAGAGCAAACTGGCGTGGTTATACTTATGTAGACGAAATGAGAGGACAAGCATTAGTACAGTTATCGCAGATTGGACTACAGTTTGATGAATCTAAATCAGACAATCCATTCGCATATTATACCGCAGTTGTCAATAACAGTTTCACAAGAGTGTTAAACATTGAGAAACGTAATCAAACTATCAGAGATGATATTTTAATTGATCAAGGACACATGCCTAGTTTCAGTAGACAGATTAAACATGAAGAAGAAATACGCAACCTACGAGAAGCAGCAGAGACAGCCGCAGAACAAGAAAATACACCAGAGTAGTTTTATATGAGTCAGTTGTTTAAAACAGCGGCTTGCTTTACGGATATCCATTATGGATTAAAGCAAAATAGTCGCTTACACTTAGAAGATTGCCATAGATATATCGATTGGTTTATAGCCGAAGCAAAAGCAAGGAATGCAGAGACATGCATATTCCTTGGCGATTGGATGCATCATAGATCAAGTATTAATGTTGCAACAATGAATGCAACAATCCAAGATCTTAAAAAACTAAATGATAACTTTGAAAAAGTATATTTCATAACAGGTAATCACGATCTCTACTACAGAGACAAACGTGATATGAACAGTATAGAATATGCTAGAGAACTTTCTAACTTTGTAATGGTAGATGAACATTTCTTGCAAGACGATGTTGCTATTATACCTTGGTTAGTAGGTGACGAATATAAACAAGTTGCAAAAATGCAATGTAAGTATATGTTTGGTCATTTTGAGTTACCTTACTTTAAAATGAATGCAATGGTAGAGATGCCAGACCANATGGTAGAGATGCCAGACCATGGAGGCATTAATGATAAAATGCTTAGTGGACCAGAATATGTATTCAGTGGGCACTTTCACAAAAGACAATTTAAAAATAACATACATTACTTAGGTAATGCGTTCCCACATAACTATGCAGATGCACAAGATGACGAACGTGGTGCTATGTTCCTTACATGGGACGAAAAGCCTATATATGTAAACTGGACAGAGTGTCCTAAGTATAGAGTGTTTAGTCTTAAACAATTATTAGACAATCACGAAAATTTACTTGACAAGTATACCTATGCTCGTGTAAAATTAGATATCAGTATTTCGTATGAGGAAGCAACTTTCATAAAAGAAAAGTTTGCGGAGCAATACAATGTTAGAGAATTACAACTTATTCCTATCAAAGAAGAAGAAGAGCAATTCGAAGGCAGTGAAATAAAGTTCGAAAGTGTGGATCAAATAGTGCTACAGCAATTAGACACAATAGAATCCAGCACAATAGAAAGAGACAGATTAATTGACATCTATAATGAGTTAGAAATTTAATATGCTAAAGATTAAAAATGTATCAGCTCGTAACTTTATGAGCGTGGGCAATAACACCCAAGCGGTAAACTTTGACAATTGTCAACTTACTCTTGTGCTAGGGCACAACCTAGACATGGGCGGTGATGGTAGTAGGAACGGCACAGGTAAGACAACTATTATTAATGCACTAAGTTATGCATTGTATGGTGAAGCACTTACTAACATTCGACGTGATAACTTAATTAACAAAACAAACGGCAAGGGTATGATGACCACTGTTGAGTTTGAAGCCAAAGGTGTTAAGTATCGCATTGAACGTGGACGTAGACCTAATGTGCTAAAGTTTTTAGTTAACGGTGAGGACACTGTAAGCGAAGAACAACAAGGCGACAGTAGAGAAACACAAAAAGCAATTGAAAAGATTATTGGCTTCCCTCACAATATGTTCAAACATTTGGTTGCACTAAACACATACAGTGAACCTTTCCTCAGTATGAAAAACAACGATCAAAAAGATATGATCGANNCAAAAAGATATGATCGAACAGTTGTTAGGTATTACTGATCTAAGTGCTAAGGCAGAGTTACTAAAAGAAAAAACTAAGTTTACTCGTGATAGCATCAAAGAGGAAGAGTTAAGAATTAATGCTGTTAAAGATGCAAACGAACGAATAGAAAAGAATATTTCAGAAATTGAAAGTCGCAAGAAAGCATGGGATGCCACACACAGTACAAAAGTAAAAGACTTAGAAGCAGCCATTAACACACTAGACGAGCTCGATGCTGACGCTGAAATTAAAGCACACAAACAAAATGTTGATGCTAAAGAGCAACAAGACAATTATAATACACTGTCTAAAGAATTAAAAACATTACAGGCAAGTAATACTCGTAATGTCAAACGTTTGTCTGAACTTGAAGCAAACTTAGTAGACGCAGAAGCAGGTGTATGTCATGCATGTAAGCAAGGCACATCACACTTAGATACACACAGCGATTACATAGACGAGCTAAAAGGCAAGATTGCTTCAGAATTAGAACTGAATACTGCAAGTGAACAAAAGGTTGCTGAAATCACAGAAGCACTTGGTGTAATTAATATACCAGAAAAATTATTTACATTTTACTCAACTGTAGAAGAAGCATACGAACACAAACACAATTTAGAATCTCTTGCTCAACAATACCAAACCAAGCAAGAGGAAGACAATCCTTACGTTGAGCAAATAGACATGCTCAGAGAAACAGGGTTACAAGATGTTAGTTTTGATTTGATTAATGAATTAACATTCTTAAAAGATCATCAAGAGTTCTTGTACAAACTGTTAACAAGCAAGGATAGTTTTATCCGTAAAAAGATTATTGATCAAAACATTGCATACCTAAATCATAGGTTAGCATGGTACTTAGATAAGTTAGGATTGCCGCATGATGTAAAATTTGCGAACGATTTAAACGTCGAAATAACAGAATATGGCCGTGACTTAGACTTTGATAATCTAAGTAGAGGCGAACGTAATCGACTTATTTTAGGCTTATCTTGGGCATTCAGAGACATGTATGAGAGCTTAAATGCACCTATGAACCTGATGTGTATCGACGAGTTAATTGATTCGGGTATGGATACAATGGGTGTAGAGAACGCCTTAGCCGTCCTTAAGAAGATGAATAGGGAACAAGGTAAGAACATTTTCCTTATCTCTCACAAAGAAGAACTAGTAGGTCGAGTAAACAATGTGTTAACAGTTGTCAAGGAAGGCGGCTTCACTGCATACAACACAGACACAGATTATGTCGACTAGCCGGTAAAGGATAGTACATAGTATTCGCAGTGGATAACTATGTACTATGTCACAATGGACTTATAACAACAAAATTATAGACACACTTCCAGAAGGTTGTGAAGCATTTGTGTACCTAATCACTAACACTACCAACGACAAAAAGTATATTGGTAAGAAGTTAGCAAAATTTAAAACAACTAAGCCTCCACTTAAAGGTAAAAAGAACAAACGTCGTGGAACTAAAGAAAGCGACTGGCGTACTTATTGGGGTAGTTCAGATAACCTCCAAGCAGATGTTTTAGAGTTAGGTGAGGATAAGTTTACAAGAGAGATATTGCATATATGCCCTAGCAGAGGGGTTGCAAGTTACTTAGAAGCGGAAGAGCAATTTAATCGCAAAGTTCTCTTGACAGACGAGTATTATAATGGTATAATAAACGTCAGAGTAGGAGGTTCACAAATCCTCCGTGAAGCACTGACAAAGATATAACTATATATCGAACACGGCACACACAGACACCACGTCAATCTAATACAGAACCCTACATAAGGAACTACACCGCCCCGACAGGGCCATAAACTGTTACCCTCGACAATCCTGAACAAGGTGCGAGAATTGGGTTGTAGTCGTAAAGATGCAAAAGACGATATGGCATTAAAATGATGCAGGCAATGAGAAAAAGCAACCTGCAAGTTTGTATAACTGAACTATTCCAGGTTATACAAATTTCCGTGAGGTCGAAAGACAGTGACGGTAGTGTATGGGGACAGAAGGCTCACCGGTTCCTAGTAGCACCCGAGTAATAGTGACGAAGCTCATCTTGATGACGCTATTTTTTTATTCACCTGGCAACAGGTGAATTATGACTCCACTTTCTTGATAACTTCTTAATTAAAAAAACTTTCTTACAAGTGAATGAGTTTCATGAAATGAAACGATTGAATGTAGTAAGATAAGACACGAAGTGTCTATATACTGTTATAGATGTTATTAATTGTAACA